AGTCATGTACAAACCATCCCGTTATGTATTCTTCAGGCTTCTTGTAGTTGGCCAGCAGGCCAGACAGCAGTTCTTCGGGTACGTCGTGTTTCTTGGTGTTCATTGTGCTTACGGACAGGCCGGCTTACGCCGGCGGTGGATTGTCCGTTTACACAAAATTCTGCACACCCTCAAGTAGCCGTCCCAAAACCGCAGCGCCTCTTCGAACAGTTCGTTCAAGGGGCGCTGCTCTCCTCCCTCCAAGGTCACGCTGTACTCAGCCGGGTGTTCAGAAACCGGGCCGCCCGGCCCGAAGTAGAACGTGGCACCCAGCATCTCCACATCTGTCGCCGCCACTTTGCCTTGCGGCTTGGTTATTCGAGCGTGCTTGTACAGCGTGGTGATGTCGTGCATCACCCCCAAGGCTGGACACTGCTGGCGCAAGGTGGCTTGAAGATCGGACTTCTGCTGGCACTGTGGATTCAAGCGTGGGTCCTCGAAGATCCAGTCGATCAGGTGCCACAGCGACGCAGCCAAGTTGAAGGCTTCCCTGGCCGTTGGATGCTGGCTGTAGTGCAGCGCGTTCGGGCGCACTACTTCTTGCCAAAAGTGCCCTGCGCTGGTGATGCCCAGGACTTCAGTTACCCCGGAAGCCATTACGCAGGCATCTCACCGACAGCCAAGAATTGCTCTTGGGGATCTTGGCGCAAGCTGATGTATTCGGCACGCCACTGATCCACTTTGCGCAAATCGGATAACGGAAAGCGAATGTCTGCTACTGCTTCACAAGACTCCAGAGCAATCTCAGTTGCTGCATCTGGAGGACCATAAGCCGACTGGAAAATCTCCCTAATCTCAGAGACCACGTCTTCAGCAGCCAATCTCGCAGGCTGTCCACCTTCACTGGCGTCATAGACAACAGTAATCCTCAGGTCGTAAGGCGTTCCATCCGTGAGCTCCGCTGCGCGGTTTTCACCCAAGTCAAAAAACACCCCGACCAAATGGGCGCTCACTTTTTCAAGAGCCTTTCCCAGTCGATCTTCTACCGTCTCCTTCTTACCAACATTTTTGCGCAGATGCGTTTCAAACGCGTTCGGAAAAGCTGGGCGACCGTAGCGTGCTGCCAGCCATTGCTTGAGTGCGCGCTTCTCCTCGTCAGACAGAATCCAGCTACTGTCTGGCTTGGCAGCAGCGATCAGCGATTTGCAAATTGATTGCCTAGCTGTTATCTGCAGGTCAAGAAACTGCTGGGTGCCAGACGACGTATCGAATGCCAAGTGGAGGCGCCGAACATTACGAGCACGCGCGAACTGCTTGTTCAGCTTGTCGACCACATCTCCGACCATAACCTCGACTTCAGGCTCTTTATCATTCGGCAGATCGCAGTCGTGCGTAATGACAAGAGCCCGCTTGAGATCCGCAGATGCCTCATCAAATAAGCCGGCCGCGATGGCGTCCGCCTGGGCAATTAGGCTGCCCTGCCTCCAAGGCGTGTCACGTCCGAGCATAATTCTCCCTTATACATCTTCGCGCGACGCGGGAATTGACTGAGAGGTCTGCCAATCTGAAGTTGGCTTTGCCTTAGATTTGGCCAGTCCAGACCGCTCGTAGGCACTCTCCATAGCACGCGATTCGGCAATCAGGACATCCACAGCCTCACGCCAATCAGCTCCGGCCTTTACGATGTCCATGAGAGATCGGTCACCGAAGGTTTTCATTTTGAGAAGGCTGCCGGCACGTACCACACCGGCATCTTTGAAAGCATCAGCGATCTGACTAAGCGCCTGAACACGTGCCAACTTTTCAGGCTCAGGCTTCGAGTCGTTCGACAGCCACTTGTAAATAGCCTGCCTGGAAACATCAAAAACGGATGCCAGGTCTGAAACAGCAGGGTTTAGTACCGTGCGGATGTTTTCCAGATGCTCAAGCGGAGTACGAACGTCAACTCGTTCAGCACCACTACTCTGCAAGCCTACTTCCGAAATAAACGGAACTCGGTGCTGAAGGTATGGCCGCCACGTGTCCAAGCGATCCATTGCATAAGCACTGCCAGTGCCTACAAGCATCACGACAAAAGCGGTCTGTGCAACGCTGCGCAAAGGCAGTCGTGGATTTATACCCACAGTGTGGTTTGCGTACATATCCAACCCTCCTCTAATCAGCGCCAGACTTCTGCAGCGTAAGGCGTAATGGTTGCCTCGAAAGATTGCTTGACCCCCGTGTGCAGCGACGCCAACTGCGCCTTGATCTTCTCAAAATCAATAGGCATTCTGCCTTCAACATAGTGATCGGTATCAATCACAGCGTGGGAGATCGTGTCGCTCCTCTGGAAGCGAGGCATTGGCTGCAGCCCGTGGGGAATCAGATCTGGCGGATAGCCAAGAGGAGACGTCGCACGATACACACGCGCAACCAAAGTCCCTGATTTCACCAGTGGCCCTGTTTCTGTCTCAAAAACAGACTCGCTCATCGCGTAACGCTGCTTTGCACCGAATGTCACGCCCTGCAAACCATCAGCCAAATACTGGGAAACCTGCTCATCTTCGCCGGGAATCACTGCATCGAGATAACGCAGGCCCAGTCGAGCAATGTGATCCAGCAAAACCACTTTGTGAACAGCTTGCAATCCCTGCACCAACTCTGGCAAGAACTCGTTCCGAGTTTCATAGTGAGTTGTGTGGTAAGCAAGAGAGGATGAGCCCAAAATAAAACCAGCAGTCCGATCAGCTTTTGAAATCAGCCAATTGGTAACCTTCATTAACTCGGGATTGGTCGGCGCTTGTCCAGCGGCTGCCACGAACTGCAGTTGCGTGATTTCTTGCGGCTCAAAAAGGGTATACCCCTCCCGACGCAGGATGTCTTGAATCTCGTCAACGTACTTTGCCATGGCAGCCACGGGATTAAACTGCGCTTGAGCCAGTGCGTAATAAACAGGCGCTTTGGTCATTTTCACGCGTTCTCTCCTTTGGTTGGTTGCCTAGCAAGCTGCCGCCCTGGTTGTCACAGGGGTTGTCAGTTTACACTATGGTTGACACTAGTTCAATGAGAGCTGTTCAAAGCCACGAAGTCTCGGACACCACAAACGCAAAAATCCCCCGACCCCACCGCCGGCAAAGGCAGTGAGATCGGGGGATCGTCGTCTCAGATTGTCGTGCTCGGCAACACCGGTCAGCGGGCCGGCCCACGCCACTTGTCGAAGCTGCGCGCCCCGGTGTAGCCCAGGTAGCCGGCACCGAACAGCCACCACAGACTCTCGGGGACTGCGCCCAGCAGCTTGTTCAGGTTCTCCGCTGCCTGGAAGACGTGCGTCGGCCACCAGATGCCGATGATGGCACCCATCACGCACAGCAGGATCACGCCGTAGATTACGTACAGAAACGTCGGCCGTGCCCGGCTGGTCCAGGGATCGGCCGAGTTGGCTTCGGCCAGGATCGCCGACAAGCTGGTCTGCATCTCCTGCAGTGCCAGCTGCCCCTCAGCCTGCAGCAGCGCGAGCTTCGCTTTTTCGCGTTCGGCCGGGTCCGGCACCAGGCGGTCGATCAGCCGACTGCCGGCTTCCAGCAGGCCCGGGGCCAAGGTGGTGAGTAGCGGGGTCATATCGTGCCCTCTACGAATTCAGCCATCCGGTTCATCCAGCCAGCAGCGAAGGCCGACTGCTTGGGGTCGCTGGTGATCAGCCGTCCGAGGTGGCGCAGTCGCTGCCCCAGCACCTTGCCGTAGAGCACACCTTGGTCAGCCGCAGCCAGCGCCGCGCGGGTCTTGGGACCGATGACGCCATCGGCAGCGACACCGAGTGCAGACTGCAGCCACTGCACCGCTCGCTTCGGCCCGGAATGCACACCGGCATCGACCAGCAAATGCAGCAGCGCCGCATCAGTGATGGTCTCGAACCCAGGACCGGTGATGTACTGCTGGCGGTAGATGGCACGGGCTTCGGCCTCCGTCAGTGCACGCACCTCTGCGGCGGTGGCCGGGCGACCGAGCTTGCGCCAGCTGCCCAGCGTCTGTGCGGTGATGCCGAAGTTCGTCGGCCCGCCCCGGTCGGCGGGATGGTTCACATAGCCGCCCTCGCGGCGGATGATCTCGTCGAGGATGGTGTCGATAGCGTTCACGGCCGCTCCTTACCCAGACGCGTCTGCGCCCAGCGCTCCAGTTGGTAGATGGCCTGGCTGCCCATGTGGCCGGAGATGCCAACCAGCGCTGCGGTGACCAGCGGATTGAACTGCGCGGCCTCGCACAGCCAGAAGGTGATGAGGCCCGCGAAGGCCGAGGTGGCGATCTCACCGATGAGCTCCACCACGTTGAAAGCCCGGGTCTCGCCGGACTTCACCTTGCGATAGAAATTCACGAGGCCACCCCAGGCGGCCAGACCCGTCACCCACAGGTAGGTGATAAGGCCGTAGGTCGAAGGATCTTTTTCTGGCACGGTGGCCTCCTTACTCGGTTGCGGTGATGGGAACGGGCGACGCAGTGAAGCGTTCGCACTCGACCTGCGTCGTGTAGCCCTGGGCACCCAGACGGTGCTCGACGCGCTTGATGCGCCAGTCGCTCGGGATGCCGGGGCGCAGGGTGATGGACAGCCGGCCCTCGGCGGCCAGTCGGGGATCTCCCGGCAGACTGAAGCTGAGCTCGCCCTGGCCACGCTCACCCCGGTTCTTGCGGGTGGCCGCAGCGGCTTTGGCCTCGGCTTCGGTGGCGTGGACGTAGCGGACTTCCTCGAACGGTGGCGATCCGGTGGTCACTTCCCGGCGCTCACCTTTCTCGAAGTCCCACCAGTAGGCTTTGGTGCCTCCGGTCGCGGTGCTGGGTGGTTTTTGGGTATTGGCTTCCTTGGTGGAGCCGCTACCCCCTGGCTTGCGGGCCGAGTGTCGGTAGCGCCACTCGGCCAGATCGCTGACAGACAGACGGATTGTCGGCAGCGCCAGACCGGTGATGGTCTTGGCCGCTCCCTGCCTGGCCAGCACCAGGAACCCGGCCACGGGTTTGGCGACCGCGTCGTGCTTGGCGGCCAGGCGGGTGAGCAACGCCATGTCCGATTCTTCGGTTTGGTCCAAATGCGGGATGGCAATGGCGCCCAGCTCTGGATCGATCTTGGCTGTATAGCGGTGCTCAGCGGCGATGGCTGCGACCAGCTTTCCGAGCGTGGTCTCATCCCACGAACGGGTCTTGGGGCTACGAAACGGGCCGACCATGTCGGCGGCCTTGGCCGAGACGGTCAGCGTTGCCGGTGGCGAGCGGATCTCTACCTCATCGACGATGAAGCGTCCCAGCGACACCAGCCGGGTTTCGGCATAACCGATGGAGACGGTCAGCACGGTGCCGATCCGGGGCAATTTGGCAATGGCGCCATCTTCACGACGGCGGTCGTCCAGCGTCAGCTTCAATTCATCGGACTGGATGCCGGCTTCGTCGGTGACCACCAATTCGATCAGACGGTCGCGGATGGCAGCGGTGATCTCTTGGCTGCCGGCGTAGATGCGGAAGGTGGGTTGCATCGCAGTCTCCTCACGACCACAGCCGGATCACCGGCTCTTCGACCGGCAGCGGCAGATCAGGGAGTTCGACACCTAAGCCGGCCGAAAGCACTGGGGGCCTCTGGGCCAAGTGCGGATTGGCTTCCAACACGGCCGCCAGCACGTCGCTGCGCCCGTAGTGCTGCCAGACCAGCTCATCGAGCACATCGCCGTCGTGGGTCGTGACACGTTTAGGCATGCCATCCCTCCCACTTCTCGACGATCTTCGCCGTGCAGCCCTGAGCTTTGGCACACAAGGTATTGATCTGCTCTGCGCTCTTGGCAATGCTGCCGGCCGTGTCAGCGGCGGCCTGCTGGGCGCGGGTGGCGGCTGCGTCGCCCAGGCGGGCGATGGTGGACAGGGTCATCTGCGTATCGCGCAGCACGTCGCCGGAGGATTTGATCCGGAAACTGGCCAGTTGCAGCGCGCCATCGATCCCTGCGACATCACGCTTCAAGGCGGCTGGGAGGTTCTTGACGCCAGCGACGGTGGCTTGCACGCTTTGGCGCAGCGCCACGATTTCGCCCACGGCGTCCTGCACATCGCGCACCGCTTGCAAGGCCTGCGGCGGGATCGCATCCAGCACCGCCTGCCGCAGTTCTCCGACGGCCCCGTTGATTGCATCAGAAACTTCGCTGGCAATGCCGGCGACGGTCTGGGTGACTTCAGCGACCACCTCCTGGGTGGCCGATATCGCTGACTGCAGCGCAGTCGGCGTCATCGCCAGCGTGATATCAGGCAGTGCCTCGGCTGCAGTAGTCAGCGCCGCCAGCTGGGCCGTGACTTCGGTCACGGACGTCACCGAGGCGATCGCCGATGCCGCGCGGGCTGCTGGCTTGATCGTGGCCTGCCCGAGGTCATCCTCCCCGTAGGCCTTGAGCTTGACCCGAAACTCCAGCTTCCTCGGCTGGCCGTCATCGGCGAACACGGTGCGGGTGTCGCCAATCTCCGTGATCACCCAGGCACCCCAAATACGACCCAAGCCGTCGACCAACTGCTGCGGCTTGCCAGCATCGGCCAGCGCACGCATCGCTTCGATCTGGCCCAGGCCACCCTTGAAGCCCGGGTAGATCACACCGTCGAGTTCGATCTCACCGACGTTGCGGCCGACGAACTGCAGGGACGGATCGCGGTTGATCCGGGCTTGTTCCGGCCAGCGCCAGGATTGGTTGAGCGAGAACTTCTGGTAGGCGGCCGTGGCGATTTCAAAGCGAAACTCGCCCAGGCCCAACATCACGCGTTCGGCCATGGAACACCTCGACAAAAATAGAGAAGGAGACTGACGTGCTTGGGATCAGTCGTACATCGCCGCTGCCGGGCTGCGGGTGGTCTCGCGCATCAGGGTGCGCAAGCGCGACTCAACGAGTGCCGCGATGTCGCGCGCATCCATCCCGGGTGGGGCGTTGACCGTGATCGGGGCAGACAGCGACACGCTGGTATTCCCGCGCGGGGCCAGCGGTTGAGCTGGCATCGACAACGGCCTGGCGCTTGTCACTGGCGGGTTACCCGCTGACATCGGCGAGATGGACACCGGAGCCGCCCCCACGGATAGGCGTGGCGCAGTCAACGAGGCCGTACGGCCTACCGCTGCCGGACGCGAGGTGGCTGCGCCGGTGGTCGTGGATGCGACAGGCTTCTCTCCACCGAAGAGCGAGCCGAACCAATCGCCGACCTGTTTGCTGGCATTCATCACCCAGCCGATCTTGCTCGCGATCCAGTCGATGGCTTGCCCGACAGTCGCGGTAATGCCCGACCAGAGCCCAATCATGAACTCCGCCACCGGCTGCCAGGCGGCACTGATGAGTTGCAACGGTGAAAACGACACCAAGGCGGTAAAGCCCTCGATGACCCAGCCCACCAAGGTGCCCACCGCCCGGATCGGCAAGGTCAGCACCGTGAAAGCCGTGCTCAATACGCTGCCGATCACCGACCCGAGGGACTGACCTGACGCCGAGAGGCTGTCGAATTCATCCTTGGACAGGGTGACCGGGGCCAGCAGATCACCGAACCAGCCGACCAGGCCACTGACCGCATCAGCGATGAAACCGAAGACGTTGGCGATCACAGTCCCAATGGGTGCCAGCGGTGCCAGTGCTGTGGTCAAGCTGGTGATCACTGGCTGGACGCCTGCGCGAATACCCTCGAACACGCCCCCCACATAGGCAGCGATGGGGTCCCAGTATTTGCGGATCACCAGCGCCAGACCGGCAACAGCGGCACCGATCCCGACCACAATCCAGGTGATCGGGTTGGCCAAGAGCGCTACTGTGGTCGCGCCAATCGCCGGTAGCATTGCCCAGAAGGCCAGCGCCGCCGACTTAATCGGGGCGATCAGGCCCAGGGCCCCAGTCTGAATGCGGGTCCAGGCGACCGACAAAATGCCGGCACTGGTTCCGGTGGCTGCCGCCTGCACTTGCAGCAACGCCAGACCGGCCCGCGCCGACTGAAACGCTACCTGGGCACCGAGGATCGGCCCCTTCACGAAGGTCCAGGCGTAACCCAGTCCGATGGTGGCCACCTTCAAACCCAACGCGGCACCGACCGTGCCCACCACCACCTGGGTGACGATGGGAAAGCGTTCGGACAGATTAGCCAGACTGTCGATAGGCCCCATCAGCGCGCCCACCAGGCTGTTCAAGGCCGGCAGCAGCGCATTGCCCACTGTGATACCCAGCCGGCTCATCTGGTTCTTCAAGAGCTGCAGGTTGTTGGCGGTGGTGGCCGAGCGTGCCTCATACTCCTTTTGCATCGAGCCAGCGTAGGCCGTCTGATCGGCGACCAAGCCCACCGCCTTCTCGTAGGTCTCCATCGAGCCCACCAGCTTGGCGATGTCGTCGGCGTACTCCATGCCGAACAAGTCCGACAGCGTGCCCATCAGGTCCGGGGCCTTCTTCACTTGCCGTAGGAAGGTGGTGAGCGCGCCCTGGGCATCGCGCTGAATCATCTTCTTCATGACCTCAGCGGACAGCCCGATGTCCTGTAAGCCTTGCTGGAACTTCTCGTTCTGCTTGTCAGCGGTCGCCAGCTTCATCAAGAGCGCATTGATGCCGGTGGCGGCGACTTCGGGCGGCGTCTTGAGCGCGAGGAAGGTGGCGCCCAGGGCATTGAGCTGTGCCCCGGACAGACCGAAGAGCTTGGCGGTCGAGCCCGCCCGGTTGGCGATGTTGAGCAGATCGGATGCCTTGGCATCCATGTTGTTCGAGAGGTGGTTGATGGCATCCCCCAACTTCACCACCTCGTCTTGCGTCAATCCGAAGATCGAGCGCAAGCCCGTCATGGCCGCCCCGGCCTGCTGCCCCGAGAGATCAAAGGCCACGCCCATCTTGGCGGCGTCCTCGGCAAAGCGCAGCAACTCCTCGCGGGCGATGCCGGCCTGACCGGCGGCGGCCACAATGGCGCCGATCCCTTCGGCCGCCATCGGGATGCGGGTCGACATCAAGAGCACATCTTTGGACATCTGCCCGAACTGATCCGGCGTGTCGAAGTTGACCACCTTCTTCACATCGGCCATCACCGATTCGAAGGCCACCGCTGGTTGCACCAGGCCATAGAGCGCGCCGCCCAGGGCGACCGCATCCATCATTTGGGCGCGGTAGGCGCTGCGGTTCTCCAGATTCCGGGCCTGTGCTTGCTGGGCACGGGTCAGGGCTTCAGTGCGGGTGCGCAACGTCTCCAACTGGCTGCCCAGCCGCGCGGACTCGGCGCCCATTGCACGGGTATTGACGCCCGCGCGCTGCAGCGATCCCGAGAGTTCATCGACGGCCGAGCGCTGGCGACGGTAGGCATCCTCAGCCCGAGCCGCCGCTGCACGGGCACGTTCGAGTTCGCGGGCCTGCTTGGTTGTGGCACCACCATCCTGGCCAGCAATGTTCGCTTCCAGGCCAGAGACTTTCTGCTGGGCAGCACGCATCGCCAGTGCGGCATCCTTGGCCTGGGTGCGCAAGGTCTCCAGCTGCTTGATACCGGACTGCTTGTTGCCCAGTTCGGCCATCGTGGAGCCCAGCTGGTTCAGCTGGGCCTGGGCACCCCGCACCGCCGAGCCGAGCGAGGCCGCCAGCGTGGCACCGATGCTGATTTGAACGGGATGCGCTGTGGCCATGGGGAAACCTCAGGAAGACGGCGAGGCAGACAAGCGCCGCGCCAATGACAAAGCCTCGACCAACTCACTCACCTCCAGTGCAAGCAACTCGGATCGAGGCCAGTGGGTGTAGAGGGCGAGCTCCACCACGAGGGCGGAAAGCTCACCCGGATTCACTGCAAAAAACCGCCCAGCACCTTCTGCAGTTGGGCGTAGTCCTTCATATCGAGCTGATGGATCGCGGCGGGTGGCAGTTCAGCCAGGTTGGCGATCAGCCGGATTTCGCGTTCAGCGTCGGTGCCGGCCGACTTCTGCGCGGCCAGGTGGTCGCCCACCGTGGGGCGACGCAGGGCGATGTCGGCAATCGGCACGCCGTCGTGCTCGATGGGAAAGTTGAGTTTGATGCGTTCAGCGGTGTTCATGGGTGGGCTCCTTATCGCTCTCATTCATCACAAACCAATCGCCGCGCGAATGGCTTCCATCTGATCGGTGCCGCCGACCTTGCGCACCAGGTTGATGGCATCGATCTCGATCAACTCCTCGTCATCGATGGTGAGCTTGTAATAGCTCGCCGCCACCGACACCTTGAGGGTGCTCTTGTCGCCGGGCTTCCAGGTGCCGGCATCGAGCTCTTTCCAGCCACCGCGCAGATTGACGATGACGGGCTTCGCTTCCGACCCCTGCGCCTGAATGGCACCCCGGATGGTGATCTGGGTCGCGGCGTTGTCGAGCAGGCCAAACAGCTTGAAGACTTCCGGGTCGTGGTCGGCGATGGTCAGCTCGGCCTCGAGCTTTTCCATACCGAGATCGATCTCGACCGGCAGGTCCATGCCTCCGGAGCGATGCTCCTCGGTTTTGAGGGTGAGTTTGGGCAGTTGAATCTCGTCGATGCGCCCGGCGTAACCCCGGCCGTCGACGAAGAGGTTCATGTTCTTGAGAACACGCGGCAGTTCGATGGCCATTACAGAATCTCCTCGAGATAGTCATCGACCAGGTGCGAGCGGAAGATGATGTGCTCGGCTGGGTACGGCGGTGTGAAGTCGAAGTTGAAGTAAATCTTGCCGTCCTGGATCGATTGCGGCGTGTTGAGGTCCGGATCGGCCCAGCACTTGCCGCCGAGGATCGCGCCCTGGGCTTTGAGTTGGCGCAGGTAGGCGTTCACCCCCTCCGTGACTTCTCCCACGTAGGTCTTGGTGATGTTGCGATCCACCGCCCAGAGGTGGGCTCGAAGCAGGCTTTCGTTAATCATGTCGGCGGTGCGCCGCACCGAAAGAAAGGCCCACTTCGGGTCCGATGAACAGGTGCGGTTGCCCCACAGACGGTAGCCATCTTCCTGGATGATCGTGGCCACCTCGTTCTCGTTAAGCAGGTTCGCCCGTGCATTCGGGTCGCCCAGCGCGAAATCCACCGGACGGTGGCTGCCGACGATGCCGTTGATGACGTTGTTCGAGGGCGACCACCAGAAGCCCCGGTCGTTGTCGATCTTGGCGATCAGGCCAGCAACGCGTGCCGACACCGGTTCGGTCACCACCGCCCCGTTCTTCATGACCTTGACGTGCGGATCGACCACATAGATGCGCGGCGAACCCCAGTCCTCGCGGTAGTCGATGGCGGCGGCGTCCGTGGTGTTGGGGCCGTCGGCGATGATCACCGCGCGCAGGCGCTCGGCGATGCCCAAGAGTTCCGCCACCACCGGGTTCGCCAGCTGGCGGGTGTTGTCATCTGGATCGGTAGGACGCTGATGCGTAAAACCCGGGGCGATGAGGATGCGTGGCGTCACCTTGGTCACGGACTGCGCGGCCAGCAGCGCCTGCAGGCCGAGGTACTGACCGGCCTCATCAACGCCACCGAGCACGCGGGTTTGGGTCTCGGCCTCGGTTGCGCCTTCTGCCACCCGGATCACGACCACCAGCGCACCGGCCTGATCGAAGATGCCGTCGATGGCCATGGGCAAGGTTCCAGTGGCCCCCAGCTTGGCCGCTTCCAGGCGCGAACCAGCAATGAGCACTGGGGTGTTCAAGGGAAAGCTGTGCTCATCGGCATCCGGGGCGGTGCCGACGAGGCCAATCACCGAGGATCGGACGGTACGAATGGGGCGCGGGCCATTGTCGATTTCAACGACCTCGACCCCGTGAAGAAAGTGATCTGCCATGGGTGGGCTCCAGAAACTAAAAATCCGCCAGCGGCGGATCGGGTGAATGGGGGATTGCAGTGCGACAGGCTCAGGCGATGGGCTTGCCCTCATCGAACTCGATGGACTTCTCGCAGTGGTTCGGATCGAGCCTGTCCAGCAAGCGACACAGCACACAGGCCCAGCGTTTGCCTTCGCGCGCGGCCTTGCCAGCACGGCTGGAGAGCGTCTCATCCTCGTGTCCGCCGAAGGCCGCGTTGGCCAGCTGATCGTGGGCGACCGCCAGGGTCCAGGCACGTCGGCTGCCGGCCAAGGCGGCGGCCAGCATCCACAGGGAAGCGATCACAGCGGCGATCTGGCACAACAGCCAAATGGTCAGCATCGCGAGGCGTTGTCGGATTGCAGTGGTCACGGTACCCCCTCCGGCCAGCCTTGGCTGAGGTCGTAGCCTGCGATGTCCTCGCCGGCTGCTTGCAATGCCTTGATCGCGTCCTTGTGCGCCCAGGCGGCGGCGTAATGCGCCGACACCCACTGCATCACCGCGAGGCCAAACTGCACGGCCTCGGCGCCGGTGAGCGTGTGGGTCACATCCTCGGCATCGCGGAATGCCACCGTACCGTCACTCCCGGCAGCCACCAGGGCCGTGCCGGCGGTGGCCACGGCATTGATGTTCACGCTGTCGCGCTCGTGGCGCAGTTGCACGGTGCCGGCCGTGCCATCGGGAAAGGTATGTGGCTTGCCTTGGGCGATGCGGGCATCGCGCTCAGCATCGACGGCAGCGAGCCGCTCGCGTAGCTGCTGCACCTGCTGGAGCGTTTCGCGGGCCGACTGCGCGGACTTCTCCTCGCTACTTGGCACCAGCGTCCAGCCGTTGCCGTGTTCCCCATCCCACTTTGCGGCCTTGCCGCGTGGAATCTTGGGCGGTGCGGTAAAAGTCCAACCCGCCGGTGCCGGCTGACCCGGCGCGATCTCGGCCGTCTCACCCAAGAAACCGTGGTCTATCTGGTAAATCGTTCGCATCATTGATCTCCTGATGGGGGCCATTACTGGGCGCGCACGTAGTAGCGGTAGCCACCCCGGCTGCTGCCGTCGGTGCTGAAGAGCCAGCCGGTCTGGTTGCCGTAGGCGCCGACCGCACCGAACTCGCCAGTACTGGTGGGCAGCCGAAACTCGGTGGCGAGGTTGTAGCTGTAGAGGCTCACGCTACTGGCCACGTTGACGTAGTAACTGCTCGACTGCTGGGTGAAGTGCAGCCAGCGGCCGCCCGAAAGCGGCAACAGCCAATAGCCGTAGATCGAAGCGCCGTAATTCGAGAAGTAGTTGTTGGCGTAAAGGCGCCCGCTCACCAGATCGAACAGCGCAAAGTCGAAGTAGTAGCTGTTGTTGCTCGACTCAGCGATCAGCCAGACGAAGCGGTCCCCGGTGAAGTTGAAACGACGTAGCACGATGCTGGTGCTCCAGCGCGACGGTCGGCTGTTGCGCTTGAAGCTCACGAAGTCCCGGGTCTGCACCAAGGTCAGGGTGTTGAGCCCGGAATAGAAGCCAAAGCAGCCCGTACTCGGATGGACCCACATCCGGGCGAGCGTGCCCGTGGCCCCGAGGATCTGGCTGGCGGTGGCCACCTGTTCCCAACTGCTGAAGTCCGCCGTGCGGAACACGGCATTGCCGCTGGCGGCGTAGTAAAAGCCCGCCACGAAGTGAATGCTGCCGGCGATCAAGGTGTGACCGCTGGGCTGATTGACCCAGCTCAGGGTGCCGTCCTCAGCGATCAGCAGCAGCTGATTGCCGTAGTGGAGGATGCCGATGCCATTTTCCACGTAGGAGGGCTGGCCGGTGTCCTGGCGATTGAAGCTGCCGTTCGAGCGCAGCAGCAGTGCGTGATCGCCCCAGTTGCTGACGCCCTCCCACGCCTTGCTCCAGGTCGCGCCGGCATCCGTGGTGCGATAGAGCGCATTCCAACTGCTGCCGTTGTCGACCAGCAGATAGAGGCTGCTGCCGACCCGCAGGGCGCCTCGGGCCTGGGTGATGCGCGTGTCGAGTGTGACGGTGAGATTGACCTCGCGGGTGATCGCCGTCGCGCCGTCTTGCACATACTTGAACAGGATCTGGGCAGCTGCAGACTTCTTGTCGATGAAGGCCACCCCCTGGGGCAAGCCCACCACGATGCTGGCCCAGGTCACCTCGAACTGATCACCGCCACCGTTAACGAAACCTGTCCAGGCCCCGAAGGTCGCAGCCGTGGTGAACTGGCAGCGCACCACGGCCGGGCTGGGAGTAGAGTCGTAATTGACCCAGCCCACGGTGCGGCCTGAATCCGAGATCGCCGGCCAGTAGGGACCGCCATAGCCCAGCGCGCCAATCTGGGCATTGGCCCAGTTCTGCCCCCCGTTGTTGGAATACTGAATACCACTGCTGCCTGAACGCACGATCACGGCACGTTCGCCGTTGACGGCCGCTGCACGGTTGCTGCCATAGCCGGGCGATTCGCCGGAGAGCACCGTATTGCCGACCGAAGGCGTTGGCAGATTGTTGGGCGACTGACCCAGCACCTCGGCAAGTTCCGGGTAGTCCGCGATCAGGACCGTGCCGCCCTCGGCCGGCAGGTAGCGGCTGGTGTCCATATTGGGATGGATCAGCGCGATGCTGCCAATGGGGATCTCGCCGGGGAAGCGCCAGGCGCCATCCCCGCGCAGGAAGCGCCGGTCTTCGCCCGCCTGCGGGGCCGGCACCATCCCGAGCGAACCCATCGCAGACGGTGTTGCGCCACCGAAAGCCGCGTAGCGCTGCACCTCCTGACTGAGCTCGCTGAACTTGAGATCGCCTTGCTGGCTGACCCGATCCACTTGGGCATCACCGGTGGCGACGACCTCGGCGGATTTCAGATCGGCGGTGGCGATCAGTTCGGCTTTTTGCTGTTGGCCGGTGTCGATCACATCGAACACCGTGGCCTGACCACCGACCGCCTCGACGGCCTTGGCCAGCATCACGATGTCCTCGGGCGTGGCACTGGGTGCCAGGGTGTCGATGCGCGTCTGGATCGCATCGATCTGGGCCTGGAGTTGCGTTGAAATGGGCATGAAAAGTCCTCTCAAAGATCGAGATTGAGGAGTTGGTTCAACTGCAGGCGGCGGATGCGGCGCAGCACGTCGGTGCTGACTTCATCGAGCGCATCGGCGACCGCCGTGGTGGTGGCCGTCAGTGCCGCATTGACCTCGCTGCGCGTCTGCGCCATGGCCGTCTGCACCTCGCTGCGTTGCTCACCGAAGCCGGCATCAACCGTCACCAAGGCCTCGCGCAAGCGCAGCACATCGTCCGAGAGCAAGTGATCGGGGTGTGGCAGCGGCAGATTCAGTACCGGAGTACGCTCAAGATCCATCGCTCACCTCCATCAGGTCACGATCACACGCAGGCGGCGCACAAAGGGCCGGTGCTGCGCAGTTCCTGCCAGCGCCAGCTTCACGCGGGTGGTCCGATCTGCACCCACGCCAACAAGACTGGTGGCCTTGTAGGTGCGCTCGACCCAGCCGTTGCCCACTTCCACGCCCTTGTCCAGCGCCAGATCCGTAAAACTGCCTGGTGTGCCGGACTCGGCCTGCACCGTGACGCTGGACGTGCCCGGTGTCAGGGCATCGAAGGTGACCGCCACGTTGAAGGTGACGGCAGCGGGAACGGCGCGTGACAGGTAGTCCCCTGCGGCTTCGAGCGTGCCGAACACCAGCTGGGTGCCCGGGTACAGGATCGGACTGGCGGTTTCGGTACCGGTCAGCTTGGCTGACACTGCCAAGTTGCCCGAGAGCTTCTCGGTGAGTGCCAGCCCCTGATCTTCTGACAGGGTGTAGATCCGACCCTGGGCATCGGTCGCCAGAAACTGCACATCGGTGCCAGCGGCAGGACGCTCGACGCCCGCGAGCGCCATCATGTCCGACAGATTGGTCACCGTGTACTGGCCCAGCGAGACCGTCTTGCTCGTTTGCGTGAAGCGGCAGCCGAGCAGCCGGAAGGTCAGGTCCTGCGTCTGGTGCGGTGTCCAGGTGATGCCATTGCTGGACGAGAGCAGCACGCCGATTTGGTAGGGCTGCGCCGTCACCCAACCGGTACGCGGGTCGTATTTGCCGAGTTCTGCAACCGACACGGCGTGGTTCGCATCGTCCGTGAGCACCACGATGGCGTACTCACGGTTGGCGTCGAGCGCCACCGGATCGAGGGTGATCCGGGTCGGATTGCCGTCGGTCTTGATGTCCGATGCCAGCAATCGGCCTTCGGTCAGCACGGTCGTGGTCGGAATGCCGACCTGCGTTTCGCGGATCTGCACGATGACCGGGGCTGAGCCGCCCTTGGTGGTGAACCACAGCTCCAGCCCACCGATGGTCCGGCGCTCGGGCAGCGTGAAGGTCTGCGCCAGCGGGTCCCAGCGGCGCACCACCGTCGTCAGGATGCGCCGACGGGTTTCGGTGACGATCTGACCCCGACCGACGTAGGTCGCCGAGCCGTAACTGCCACCGGCCCCGAGAAACTCCACCAGCTTCGCCCCAGCCGGGATGGCTTGCGGAATCTGGAACGTACCCGTCAAGAGCCCCGAGGCATTGGCAGCGGTGCCCGCAGGCTGCGAAATCCCGATACCGTCGAAGCGCAAGGCAGCCAGCGCCTCGCTGGGTCCGAACCCTTCCACCCGATAGGCGACTTGCAGCGCACGCAGGAACTGGGCTTCCTCGCTGCGCGAGGCCAGCACCTGCTCGCTGACCCGGGTACCGACCACTTGCTCCAGGACGCCACTGCCCTCGATCAGACGCTCCGTCACGTCCGAGGCCCAAGTGGTGTTGGTGACGGTGAACTGGTCGACGGCCGGGTTCAAGGTGACCCGGGCCGGCACCGGCTCGAAGGCCTGGTAGGGGTTGATCTTCATCGACCCGGTACGGGCCAACTGCTCGATCACAGGGGTCAGGGTGTAGTCGAGCGTAATGAGGGCGTTGCCGTTGTCCTTGGCGTGCTGCGCACTGGCGGTGATCGGCAGCGTCAGGACACCGGCCACGACCGCTCCGGTCTGCGCCACGCCCTGATCGCGCAAGTCGTCGTCGAGGAAGTTGTCCACGAACAGCCCCTTCTTGGCAGCGGGCTCACGGATGTTGGCATCCACGCGCAGGCGCTCCAGCGCCATTAGATCGTAGAGGTCGGCAATCTGGCGCTGCATCGCAGTCAATTCCGAGACTTTGATGGTGCGAATCGCCACATTCCTGACCTCGGGCGTCGCGCCACTGCGCCAGTCATAGGCGATCTCGGCCAGCGCCAGGCGCGAGGCTGGAACGGTGGGGGCGACGGGGTTTCTCACCTGCGAAATCCCCTTGATGCGCTCGACCTGGCCATCGGCGGTGAGCGCCAGCATATCGACGCGCGGCAGCTTCCACTGGTAGTCGATGTACATCGTGGAACCCTGCACCACGCCCGTCACCTTGAAGCCGGTGTCGGTCAGGTGGGTCGGGGTGATGCTGGCGATGTACTGGTAGGTGACCTGGTAGCTCGACCCCGGTGCCGGCTCAGCGCCGCCGGGCGACCAGTCGATCTCATCGCCCACCACCTTGTAGTCGGTGCCTTGCGCGTAGGTCGTGGCGCCTTGTTTGACCTCCAGCACCGCAACCACCGTCGGCTCGGTCAGCACATCGCGGCTGCCGGTGAAGGCGCCATGGACCACCGTCTCGGTCTTCTGCTGGGTGACCTTGATGTCGAGCACCTGCGCCAGCGGTGGCCGGTTGATGGTCACCACCATCGAGCCATCGCCCGCGTCATTGAAGACTTGCGGTTCCGAGGACACCCGCTGCAGATCCGGGTCGATGGGCAGACGCAGGCGTTGCGATTGGCTGCGTTCGACCTTGAAGCCGTCGATGTTGGCGCGGCCCTCCGCCACGGAAAAGATGTGCTCTTGGCTGTCACTGTCCAAGGAGAGATAGCGCACGCCCAGCCCCTCGGTGACGTAGTGGCCGTTGGCGTCATAGTCGTAGCGCGCCAGGCTGGCAATCACGCCATCAAGTACCGGAGGCTGGCGGCGGTTCTCGAGGAGGCCGTTGTCCAGTGCATAGACGGCGTGAAAGTCGCCCGGCTGACCGTCCGAGGTGCCGGCGCCTTCCCAGCCCCAGGCGAGCGTTTCCTGCAGCCGCCCGGCACCCGGCTCCTGGTAGTTGCGCACGCCGACGGCGGGTTCGCGCAGGTTGGGATCTTCGAGTTCGGTGACGGTGCGGGTGGTGAAACGCACGCCCACGGCCACACGGCCATCGACTGGGACGGTGAAACTCGCAGCCGGGACCTCGCGCACTGCACCGCGCAGATAGACGCGCCCCGCCTCCAGCGTCACGAACCCCGTGTCGGCATCGATCTGCAGATTGGCGCCGTTGACGATGTCGCCATCTTTCAACAGCGCATCGGCCACGCCTTGCAGGCGGTGGATCAGGGTCGTCTGAATCTCGTTGAGCTCTCGGGACTGCAGGCCATCGCCGGCACGGAACAAGAGTTGGGTGTAGTGCTTGGCCGGGTCAAACAGGTTGTAGTAACGCTCGATCATGGATGGCCTCGCTTAAAACGTGACGACGAATTCGAAGGTCTCGCGCGTGCTGGGCTGGCGCACGATGGGCACCGAGTTCTGCAGCACGAGGAGGATTCCGGCATCCCTGATCTGGGCCGGAATGAAGAACTTTTGTCCGATGGGCAATTCGGGATCGGTCTGGGTGCCGACGAAGAGGCCTTGCTCGCGCACCACGCTGGTGGCGGCATCCTCGAAGTCAAAGCGCACGCGGATGAACAGGTGGTTCGTGGGCTCGGCAGAAAGTCGGTAGCGCCCGGTCGGCACGACGATCTCGCCTTCGGGGTCGGCAGTGACGAAATGCACCTCATCGACCACCCGGCGGCCGACTTCCCGCAAGAGCGCCGTCTGGCCGATAGATTCGGGCGGATGGGAAGCCTTGAAGTGGACCGTGACGTCGCTGCCTTCGGGAATCGTGCTGGCCGGCAGGCGTCGGATCACGCCCTCGCGGGCATTGGCGCTGTAGTCGATGTCGAGCGCGTATTCGGTCTGGTCATCCAACGAGGTGACGCGAATGTCGGCCAGGTGCGTAAAGCCCAGCTCGATCACCCCGGCCTCATCGAAGGGTGTGCTGATCGCCTTGGTGGTGTCCCACAGCGGGTCGCCCTCGCCTAAGGCGAGATGCAGGGTTTGTTGTTTGATCGCAGCGGCAAGCGCAGCGCGACCGCTGGCAGTCAGGATGGCCATCGGGTGCTCCAGAAATGAATGGGGTCAAGAAATCAGGACTGCGCGCTGTGGGCGTAGCCGATCAGCTCGCGGGTGTCGGCCCAGCTCGAAGCCGGCCAGCGCACGCCGGTCCAGGTCTGGCCTTGCCAGGCGGCGCGGGTACTGAGGACGGGCACACGTGCGGGAGAAACTTGTGAAGCGGTGCTGCCGTCTGCGCTGCGGGTCAGCAGGCGCAACAGGCTCGGGTGAGCGTCGTCGAAGACATAGGGCGTGGCTTGCGTGAAGCCAGAGATGCAAATTTGCATCTCTGTGAGCGCGCGCCATTCGATCTCGGCGGCCTCGCCCAAGATGAAGTCACCCAGTCGGGCAACAGGTCGGGTGCGATAGTGGGCCCGACGTGGGGTGCGGCTGTTCACGTCGCCCAGCGTCACCTCGCAGAGCACCACCTGCGCCCGTTGGTACAGACGTGGATGTAAACTCGCAGGGTCAGGAAGCGGATCGTGGATCAGGCCATAGGTGCGGGTGAGGGCCAGCACATCCCAGGCGCCACGCGGATCGCCCAGACGCAGCACCCCCAACAAGGCATCGGCGCGCGCGCTCGCCCGCGCAACGGTGGTCGGGATACGCCCAGGGGTGACGGTGGCAACCGGGACCGCCAGCGCCGTCGGATGTTGGGCATCAAAGCGCTCCACCACCTCCACCCGTGTCAGCCGATGTGGCGTGGCAGACAAGCGGTCACCGCTGCCCAGTGCTATCGGTGCGCCCGTCTCCTGCCAGACAAATCTCGGCAGGTTGGCGTTGATGTCGCCCAGGGGTGTGCTGTCGGACAACACCACCATCGCCCGGCAGAACTTGCGCTCAGGCACCACCCCAACCGGATCAGGCACGCCCAGCGCATTGGCGAGCGTGAACAGGTGCGAATGCAGGATCTCCTCATTGGGCGTGTGCCCAGCATCGCCCAGGGCCGAGAAGTCGAGCAAATACCGGTCGATCAACCTCGCCACGGCAAAGCGCACGGCCTCACGGTTCGGCGCGATCTGTTGTCCGGATGCCAGCGCGTGCTGCGCGAAGCCTCGCCCGAAGGAGAGTTTGGTCTGCCCGTCTCGCCAGAAGACGCCGCTGTGATCGGACAGAAGCGCCTCGCCCAAGCGGCTCTCGTCCAGCACCACGCGGCGCAGGTCATAGCTGTGATAAATGCGTGACAGCCGACTACGTGCCGGGGCGGAGAGCCGGGCGATGGCGATCAGATGGGCAATTGCGATGTCACTGTCGAGCACCTGCCCAGGGTCAAGCTGGAACTCGGCAAAGTGAACGCCAGGCGGTTCCTGTTCTATCGTGGCCGTCGCTCCGATCCACGCCAGGGCCGTGGTCAAGGCCGCTGGCGTGCCGCGCAGTCGCTGCCAGAGGATGCCCTCGGCAATCGCCTGCCTCGGCTCAGGCAGGTAAGGGAGCAACTCGCCGAGGCCATACTCCCAGACCAACCAGGGCAGCAGCGGATCAGACGGATCGGTCTTGAACTGCCGGATCGCGTCCGCCGGCAGTGCCAGCCGAGAAAGCGAATCGGTGGCCAGGGACAGGGCCTGCTCCAGCGGCGTGGCATTGGCGGGCAGCAGATGTTCAGAAGTCATGTGCCCTCCAAAGCGGGGGTGGGG